GTTAATACTTATTTCTATAAGAAGAGAACCTTGAGTAATCTAGAGTTTCTTTCTTATAAACGTAATTTAGATAATATGGCTAAAATAATTAATCCTACTTTAGCCGATGTTGATCGTAAATTCAAAGAAAAGTTGGTTAATGATTCTCAGGACGGTTTTTCAAAATCATATAGTAAGAAAAAACGTTTCTGGGACATTGATCCACAGTGTATTTCTGAACCTTTTATTGGTCCAGTTGATTTTTATGAATTTGTTGAAGAATATGCTTCTTCTCCAGAGGAATATGAATATTTAAATGATAGTAGGAATAGAGTGAATTTTATTCTTCGTAATATTTCTAGTACTACTATCAATCATTATGAAATTATGGAAACAGCTTGTGAAGATATTAATCGCGTTTGCGGTTATTTTAATGAATTGTTGCCTGAGGGATGTGAGCCTCAATCTAATGACCCTTTTGCTTCTTTCAATGATGTTGATGCGTTATTGGAATATGAAGATAAGATTTTTCATGATAAAGAAAAGTCTTATAAGGAAGCTTGGGATGATAACCTTCCTCCTGAGAAGGAGTTAGAACCTCAATCCTTTTTCAGTGCTTTTACTGATCCTTTAGGATTGAAGAAACTAAGTGAGCATTTACCTGATGTATTAGATACTATTGGTGATAAATTGCCCGATACTGAAGAAAGACAGAAACTTTTAAATACTCTTAATAATTTTGAGAGGAAAGTTCCTTCTTTTATGTCAGGAGTTAGTAGTGAAACGCTACAATCTACTACTGATATCTTGACCGGTATTGGAACTATGAGTCCTACCATTTTGGTCGCTATTACTGCTGCTTGGTATGCTCATTCGAGAACTTGGCCTTCTTATGCTATGTTCATAGGAAGTGCCATTTATTTTGTTATTAAGAGTCCTGCTCAATTAACTTTTCTTTTAAAGTTATATATGAATCTTAGTGATAAGATACCTGAGTGTCCTGATTTAGATATGGACGCTATTGAACCTCAATTTTCTGATTCCACTTTGGAGTTAGTAGGTTCCATTATTGCCTCAGCCCTTATTGGTGTTGTAGGCGCAGGATCTAAAGTTTCTGCTACTGCTCTGACATTAACTTTTGTCAAAGACTTTAGTAGAGCAAAACTTGGAATGGTAGAGATTTCCAAATTGATAGTTAAATTTGTAGAATCTCTAGTTAATTTCTTTCGAGAAACCTTTTTAGATTTACCATCTGTGAGATTTCTAGATTCTTGTTCTCGCGAAATTGATATGTTT